TGGGAGTTATTGTTGCAAGTAGTTTTGGGGTTAGAGCGGCTACTAAATTTTTTAGGAGAAAATAATGAATGTACAAGAATACAGAGTATTACCAAATCCATTTAATAAAAAAACAAAAAGTGGAATAGAAAATTTATTTCCAAAACATTTAGTGAAAGTTAGTAACAGAGCAAAAGAAGGTGAAAACTTATTAAATTATGAAGGTGAAAGTTTTTCTTACGCAGTATACAAAGGTTTGCCTAGATGGTAAATTTAGATGAAGATAAAATTAAAAGAATAATAGAATTATCAACAGAATATAATATACCAGAAGCAAAAATTTTAAAAATGGTATACACTTACCCTGATATTTTATATGGGGATAATTTAAAACAGGTAATGGATTTAGCAAAGAAAACAAACTATAAAGCTCCAGAGCCTAAACTTATGAAATCTATTTTAGATAGAATGAATAAGAAGCACACTTGGAAGGAAGCCCATGTCTAAAAGGTCAGATGCCATAGATTTTCTAGCAGATAGAGATAATATTTCTAAAGCTGAAGCAGAAATGAAACTTGCTGAGATGCAACCATCAACAATAAAAGATATAATTGATAGGGCTTCACTGCTAAGAAAACAAAACATAATGAAAGAAATAGAAAAAAGAAAAGCCAAAGGATTAAAAATAGCTGGTGCTGGTGGGGGTTATCTCCCACAAAGTAAAGCTAGAATGTCTAAGTTAGATTATCGTAAGGGTGGTTACTTTGATGGTAAATAAAGAAGCATATCAAAAGAATAGAAGATACATGGCATGGTGTGCATTAATTGTTATGGCTGTTGTTACTATTGTTGTATTGATATGGCCTGAAAGAATGGCAGCAGCAGATAGTATTATTATGATGATGTATGGTTCACTCTCTGCTTTAGTAGGTGCATACTTTGGTTTTGCAAAAGCTCTAAAGCCTCCTAAATAAAATGATACGTTATAATAGAGAAGAGTTAATAAAACAATTAGCTGTACATGAAGGTGTAGAGTTACATGTATATAAAGATACACTAGGAATAGAAACAATCGGTATTGGTAGAAATTTAAAAGACCGAGGTATCGCTGACTTAGAATTAGCACACATAGATAAATCTATGAGTGAAATCTATGAAAATGGTATTACAGAAGAAGATGCTTACTTTTTAGCAGAACGTGATATTGATATTGTTGAGGGTGAATTATTTGCAGCTAAACCTATCTGTAACAGATTAGATGGTGTAAGACAAATGATTCTTATAGATATGGCTTTCAATATGGGTATTCCAAGATTAATGAAGTTTAAAAAGATGTGGGCTAACATTGAAGGTAACAATTATGAATTAGCCTCTATTGAAATGTTAGATTCTAAATGGGCTGACCAAGTAAAAGGTAGAGCTACAAAATTATCCGAGGCTATGAAAACAGGAATAATATAATGTCCTTAACAGAATCAGAAAAAAATAAATTAAAAAAGAATAATCTAACTGGTTTAAATAAATGGAAAAGAACACCTAATCATCCTACTAAAAAAGGAATTGTTGCAATAAGAGGAAAAAATGGTAAAGTTAAAATCATACGTTTTGGCGACCAAAAAATGGGTCACAATTATTCTGATGAAGCTCGTAAATCTTTTAAGGCTCGTCACGCAAAAAATATTGCTAGAGGGAAAGAGTCTGCTGCTTATTGGGCTAACAAGGCTTTTTGGGCTGGTCCAAGCGGTAGTAAAAAAAGTCCTCCAAAAAGTCAAAAGCATAAGAAAGGGGTAGGCTAATGTCTCGCACCTTAACAGAGAGACAGTCTAAATTTATGACTGTTCTTTTTGATGAAGCTAATGGTGACATTGTTGAAGCTAAAAAGTTAGCTGGTTACTCAGATACCACTAGCACAACAGAAATTGTTAAAGGATTAAAGGAAGAGATTATAGAAGCAACACAAACTTTTATGGCTCGTAATGCTCCTAAAGCAGCAATGGCTGTTGTTAGTGGTGTTGTTAATCCAACAGATTTAGGTACAAGAGAAAAACTAAATGCTGCTAAAGAACTACTTGACAGAACTGGTATTGTAAAAACAGAAAAGATGCAAGTAGAAAGTTCTGGTGGTATAATGTTATTACCAGCTAAAAAAGAAGATGACTAAATCTGTAGGTAAATGGAAACTACCACAGCCTACTGATTTACAAGAAGATGGGGAATGGTTGCCTATTCCAAGAATTGCTAGAACAATTCCATTTGGGTATATACAAGATGAAGAAGATAGAGACTTGTTGCAACCTATACCTGACCAGTTAAATGCTTTACAAGAGGCAAGAGAATATATATCACAGTATTCTTATAGAGAAGTAGCAAATTGGTTAAGCACAAATACTAATAGATATATTTCTCATGTAGGATTACGTAAAAGATTAGCTAATGAAAAACAACGTAAGAACAAAGCTACAAGCCTCCGCAAGTGGGCAGACTATGCGGAAAAGGCAATCGAAAAAGCCAAGAGTATCGAAGAAGAAAGAACTGGTGCAAAAAGAAGCACCGAAACCACGCATTAAAGAAATAGAAAAAGTTGATACTATTGAAGATACTCATCACGTTATTTTCAAACCTAACGATGGCCCACAAACAGAATTTTTAGCAGCAAGTGAACGTGAAGTTTTATATGGTGGTGCTGCTGGTGGTGGTAAATCTTATGCAATGTTAGCAGACCCTTTACGTTATATGGGTCACCCTTCATTTAGTGGGTTGCTATTAAGACATACTACTGAAGAGTTAAGAGAGTTAATATTTAAGTCACAAGAATTGTATCCTAAAATATGGCCTGGAATAAAATGGTCAGAAAGAAAGATGCAATGGACTGCTCCCTCTGGAGCTAGACTATGGATGTCTTACTTAGATAGAGATGAAGATGTTCTAAGGTATCAAGGTTTAGCATTTAGTTGGATTGGTTTTGATGAATTAACACAATGGGCTTCACCTTACGCATGGAATTATATGCGTTCACGTTTGAGGTCTACTGCTCCTGACTTACCTATATTTATGAGAGCAACAACAAACCCTGGTGGAAGGGGTCATGCATGGGTTAAAAAAATGTTTATTGACCCTTCTAGTCCAAATAAAAAATTTAATGCTAGGGATTTAGATACAGGTAAAGAGTTAGTTTATCCAGAGGGTCATAGTAGAGAAGGTGAACCTCTTTTTACAAGACGATTTATACCAGCAGTTTTAACAGATAATCCATACCTATCTCAGTCTGGTGATTATGAAGCAATGTTACTATCGCTTCCTGAACAACAGAGAAGGCAGTTACTACATGGTGATTGGGATATTAAAGAAGGTGCAGCCTTTACAGAATTTAATAGAAATATCCATGTTATTGAGCCTTATGATGTTCCTAAAAATTGGATTAAGTTTCGTGCTTGTGATTATGGTTATGGCTCTTATAGTGGTGTACTTTGGTTTGCTATTAGTCCAAGTGACCAGTTGGTTGTTTACAGAGAACTATATGTCTCAAAAGTTTTAGCAACAGATTTAGCAGACCGAATATTAGAACTAGAAGCAAATGATGGTGTAATTAAATATGGAGTATTAGATAGTTCCTTATGGCATAAAAGAGGTGATACAGGACCTAGCCTAGCAGAACAAATGATACTTAGAGGATGCAAGTGGCGACAATCAGATAGAAGTAAAGGAAGTCGCATATCAGGTAAGAATGAATTACATAGAAGGTTACAAGTAGACGAAATAACAGAAGAACCTCGAATAGTATTTTTTAATTCTTGTACAAATATTATTTCACAATTACCTGCGTTACCTTTGGATAAATCAAACCCAGAGGATGTAGACACAAAAGCAGAGGACCACTTGTATGACGCATTGCGTTATGGTATAATGACTAGACCACGATTTGATATTTTTGATTATGGTGGTTCTAGACCCTCCAGAACATTTGAACCTGCTGACTCTACTTTTGGATATTAAAGGAAAATAAATGGCTGATGAAGATGACAATGTAATTGAAACTAATCCTACTGTTTTAAATGATGTAGATGAAGGAGATAATATTACTATGGAGGACCAAGGTGTTTCTCCTATAGTTAGATATATCACAGATTCTTTTGAAAGAGCAAAAGATTATAGAGAGTCAGATGAAATACGTTGGCTACGTGCTTATAGAAACTATCGTGGATTATATGGACAAGATGTACAGTTTACTGAAACAGAAAAGTCTCGTGTATTTATTAAGATAACAAAAACAAAAACTTTAGCAGCCTATGGTCAAATAGCTGATGTTTTATTTGCAGGTCAAAAATTTCCTCTTAGTATAGAGCCTACCACTTTACCAGAAGGTGTAACAGAAAATGTAACCTTCGACCCCAATCAACCAGAACAATTAAAAGATAATACCTCTCCATATGGCTTTGCTGATGATGGTAGAGATTTTCCTGCTGGTGCAACTTTAGATAATTTAAATCTAGGACCACTAGAAGAGAAGTTAGAAAACATTGATGTTAAAGAAGGTGTCGGTGGTACACCTACTTCTGCAACTTTAAGTCCATCATTAGTTGCTGCTAAAAAAATGGAAAAACAAATAATGGACCAATTAGAAGAAAGTAATGCTTCTAAACATTTACGTAGCACAGCATTTGAAATGGCATTATTTGGAACAGGTATTATAAAAGGTCCTTTTGCAAACAATAAAGAATATCCTAGTTGGAGTGAAGATGGTGAATACAATCCTAGTATTAAAACTGTACCATCAATAGACCATGTTAGTATTTGGAATTTTTATCCTGACCCTGATGCAAACAATATGGATGAAGCTCAGTATGTTATAGAAAGACATAAATTAAGTAGAACTCAATTAAGACAGTTAAAGAAAAGACCTTTCTTTAGAGAAAACGTAATTGATGAATGTATTAAAATGGGTGAGATGTATAGAAAAGAATCATGGGAAGATGATTTAGCAGATTATGAAATAGAACAAAAAGTAAATAGATTTGAAGTTATAGAATATTGGGGTATCATTGATAAAGATTTATTATCAGGTGATGTAGATATTCCAGAAGAATTACAAGAGTTAGACCAATTACAAGCTAATGTATGGATTTGTGGAGATAAAGTTTTACGTTTAGTATTAAATCCATTTAAACCTGTACGTATTCCTTACATGGCTGTACCTTATGAATTAAACCCTTATAGTTTTTTTGGTGTAGGTATTGCTGAAAATATGGATGACACACAAACTTTAATGAATGGTTTTATGAGAATGGCAGTTGATAATGCTGTACTCTCTGGAAATCTTGTTATTGAAGTAGATGAAACAAACTTAGTGCCTGGACAAGACTTATCTGTATATCCAGGAAAAGTGTTTAGAAGGCAAGGTGGAGCACCAGGACAAGCTATTTTTGGTACAAAGTTTCCAAATGTTTCTAATGAGAATATGCAGTTATTTGATAAGGCAAGACAACTTGCAGATGAAAGCACAGGTTTTCCCTCCTTTGCTCATGGTCAAACAGGTGTATCAGGAGTTGGAAGAACAGCGAGTGGTATTAGTATGTTAATGAATGCCGCTGCTGGTTCAGTTAAAACTGTTATTAAAAATGTTGATGATTATTTATTAAGACCTTTAGGTGAAGGGTTCTTTCAATTTAATATGCAGTTTAATTTTAATCCAGAAATTATGGGAGACTTAGAAGTTAAAGCTAGAGGAACAGAAAGTTTAATGGCTAATGAAGTTCGTAGTCAAAGACTCATGCAGTTCTTAGGTGTAGCTAGTGGTCCTAATCTAGCACCCTTTGCTAAGTTTCATTATATTATTGGTGAGATTGCAAAGTCTATGGGTCTTGACCCAGAGAAAGTTACAAACAGTATGGAAGATGCAGCAATACAAGCTGAACTTTTAAAACAGTTTCAACAAAAACAACCAGCAACACCTGATGCTCCAGCAGGAGTTGACCCACAGGACCCAACAGGAGCAGGGGGAGCTACAATAGGAACAGGACAAGCACCAGTTCCAGGTGAACAAGGATTTACAGGAAATGAACAACCAACAGGAACTACTCAGCAAAATCAATCCGTTGCTCAACAACCACCGACAATGGACACACTTCAGTAATTATATAGATTTTTTAATTACTCAACAACATAAGATATTAGAACAATCAACAGATATCACAGCTATACATAGAGCACAAGGTTCTATAGAAGCATTAGCCAAAATAAAATCTCTTAGAGACCAACTAAAACGGAGTAAATGATGGAAGATAAAGGGGGAGTAGATATGGGTTTAGGAAAAATGTATGCACGAGGTGGTGTAGACATGGAAAGACAAATGGAAATGTTTGACCCTGACGTTAGGCTAAGAGATGAAGGAGGAGAACAAGATGTTGCATCTGGAAATAATGTTCCTTTGGGAGGAGATAAAGAGGGTGTACGAGATGACCAAGAAGCAAATATTAGTGTTGGTGAGATGGTTGTACCTGCTGATGTTGTTAGGTATCATGGAGTTGAAAAGTTTATGGCTTTACGTGATGAAGCTAAAATGGGTTATAAAAAAATGGAAGCAATGGGTCAACTAGGTAACTCTGAAGAAGCAACATTACCTGATGACACTATCTTTAATGCAGGTGGTGCTCCTTTTTCTGTTGTTGATATGGAAGTTGTTGATACAGATGATGATGAAGTAGATGCTGCTGATGGTGCATTAATCATGGCTGCAAATGGAGCTATAGCTGCTCCAACAGGAAATGTTAGAGAAATACAAACTGACCCTGTAACTGGACAACCAATTATCACAACAGCAGAACAAGAGATTGCTCAAGAAGCAGATGAATTAACTACAGGTGTAACTGGACAAACAACACCTAATGTACAACAACAAACTATAACACCAGCTACACCAACAACTCAAGCTGCTGCTCCTGTTACACAACCTACAACACAGGGAACACTTCCAGCCTTTTCTTCTTTCTTTGGTAGTGCTAGTGATACTTTTCAAAATGATTTAGGTCAACAAATTGTTTTACCAAAAGGTACACCTCCCCCTGCTGGTTTTAGTAAGACTGATGGTTCTGCTCCTAAAACTATTCAACCTGTTAGAACTGAGGCTGGTAGAGTAGAAACTCCTGAACAAAGATTAGCTAGAGAAAGAAGAGAACAAGCAAAAGAACTACGTGAAAGCATTGACCCAACTATTTCTACTGGTGCGAGTGAAGCACAAGTAGCTTCAACATCTTTAGGTAATACTGACCTTACTCCTGATGATTTTAATAATATTTTAGATAATAGCAATGTAACCCTAGACCAATTAGGAGACCAATTAGCATCAGAAGTACAAGTTGAAAATGCTCTAGATAAAGCAAAGAATAGTTTGGTAGGTCAAATTGCTAGTAGAAGTCCAACAGGTACTGCTTTAAATATATTAGGTAAACTTACAGAAAATATTTTTGGTAAACGAAAAACTGCTAAACAAAAGTATGATGCTTTTCAACAACAGTTTGTTGCATCTAGATATGGTGGAGAAAAAGGTAGAGGTTATCAACCTACAAAAGAAGATATAGCCGCAACTCAAGAAGCAGCAAAAGAAGAAAAAGCAAGGTTGGCAAATCCTTTTGAACGACGTGGAGCAAGAGGAGGACAAGGTGCTTCTCCACCACAAGATGATATAGATACTTTTGCAGTTACACCAGAAGCCGAACAAGCAATGGAGACAGCAGCACAAGCAGTTACTGCTAAAGGTGGATTAATAAAAGCTGCTGATGGAGCACTTACTACAAACCAAAAACAACTTGATGTTAATAACAATAATAAATTAGACAAACAAGATTTTGCTGCATTAAGAGCAAGTAAAAAAACTAATGCTATGTATGGTGGATTAATGAACAAGAAAAAAAAGAAAAA